CATCGAAGGTGTTGCGGTTGATGAGCAGGACATAAAAAGTGGATTACAGGACCGTGTTGCACTAGTGGACGGTGCATTGGTGTGTGATACACTTGTGCTAGGAGATATAGACTGTGGCAATCCTGATTTAGTACGGCTTGATGAACGACTTGCCGAGACACTATAAGATGCTGGAATTGATTTGGATGCTGTGACACTTGAACCAAATGATACAGAACTCGACGGAGTTACACTTCTTGAACTACTTCGAGATACAGAATTTGTAGGTGTAACTGTTGACGAACACGACATAAACAATGGATTACATGACCGTGTTGCCGATGATGATGGTACATTACTGTGTGATATACTTGTAGTTGCTGATAATGACATACGACTTAATGATAAACTAGGTGATATGCTTTTTGAGGGTGGATTAGATAATGTTGGTGTTATACTTAATCCACGTGTAAGTGTTCTTGATGTAGATAATGAATGTGAAATACTAGGGGAAATAGAGGCAGTATGTGACCCACTTAAAGAACCAGATACCGACTGAGAAAATAAACTTAAATGGGAACGAGACGCGGACAGCGATCTTGTATGGGATGGTGACAGCGACATGGAATGGCTAGTGGAGTGGGATGGTGACAGCGACATGGAATGGCTAGTGGAGTGGGATGGTGAAATAGAAACCGTATTACTTTGCGATTTTGCGAATGTTAGGATTAAACCTAGTAACAGCCCCCTAAGGGACATCATCGCATACTTGTTTATGTAAAGTGTCAAGATTTTAAATGTTAAAGTTTTAATATATGCCGGGTCAAAATTAAACATATTCTATAATTAGATGGGTAACTGTCATAATATTGAAAAAAATACTTCAATAAACTATACTATATATATTAAAAATAAACATGGTAAATTTTTCCAATTATAATTAATGTTAATGATACAGTTTTTATGATTAAACAGAAATTATTAAAAGAATTAAAATATAGATTTTTATATTACAGTTGATCCATTTCAAATAGAACATTTAGCAATAGATAGATAATTATTGTTTGACACGACCTTTATATAAATATGTTAATCGGTTATTGAAGACGCTAATATCATTCCTTTAATGCGTGTTGGTTTTCCACTTCTTGTTTCTAGTATACTATCTAATAATATAGACTTAAGATGTGTTTTTGCTGTATTTTCAGTACACTGTTTATCCTGAGCCAAAATTTTTGCCAATTCATTTAAGTCCAATGATTCATCTGGATCAAATGTCACTAATTTTAATACACGTTGAATGAGAGTAGATTCAGCTTCATTCTTTGGATCATTAAATACTCCTTCAGGAATATCTATATCTGTATTTCCTTCAAGTACTTGAATTGCCTTGCGTAATGCTTCCTCAATTTCATTGATTGTATCTCCCATCCATATGATTGTAGCATCTAATCCACTCTTATGCTTACGCCAATCAGATTTTGTTTTTAATGATTTTGTATGTAAATCTATAATTGTTCGCATTACTTTTTGTTTAGATTCATCTACATTTATGGTTGTGCGATACTGCCAAAATAAGCGAAATAGAAAGATAAGAGATTTAAGTAATCCTTCGTTTTGATATTCATATCTGCTTATATACACATACATTACATTATTACGAAATTCAATATCTAAATCTCCACTGCTTGTATGACCTACAATCTGTGTAAATTTGCTAATCATAACAGCAATACTTATAACAGGATTTTCATCTACATCACGATAAAGTTTTAATACTTCTTTGGCCGGCACATTATTATCATAATTCTTACATTCCCACAATATTGTTTGAAGAATTGTATTAATTTGTACATTCATTAGGAAATCTGCTTCATGTCCACGACCATTATTGGCTGTATTTTTAAGACTATATCCATCACAAACACTAAATACGCTATGTAGTTGTTGTTCCATCTGAGTTTCAAATTCCTTACCTTTTGTTGCAGATACAGTTGGCTTTCGACGTATTAAATCACCAAGTTGTTGAATAGCATTAATTTCAGCAGTTTGAGCATGAACTTTAGCTTCTAACAATGTAGTAATGCGATCTCGTTCCTTTTCAAGACGTTCTATGGATGCCTGTTTTTCATCCAGTAACGCTTGAATAGCACGACGACCATTGTCTTCAGCTGTTTTAATATCTCGGTCTCGGTCGGCTTGAATTTGACTAATACGTTCTTTTAGTGCTTCATTACTAGCTTCACGTGTGGCTATATCTTCTTTAAGTTGGTGAATTATTATATCCATCTGAGCTTGAATACGTTGTTTTTCTTCTTGACGAGCCTGTTGTTCTTTGGCTGTATGCGATTCTGATAATGTAGTAAGTTGACGTTTATGGTCTTGTTTAATAGCTTCTTGCTGTTGTTCAGCAAGTTGTGTTTGTGTATCTAGGATTGATTGTAGATTAGCATATTTTGTACGTAATGACTGACGTTCTTGTTCAGCCTTAGAAATCTGATCTTCTTGTTGTTTTTCTAATTCGGCAATTTTATTATTAGCATCTTGTTGAATACGATTTAGTTCAGCCTGATGTTTTGCTTGAAGTTCCTGAGCTTCGCTAGATGCTTTTTGTGTTGCTAATGATTTGACGACAAATGCTCCTATTGTGATCGCCTCAGCATTTATATGTGGATCTGACCATTGATAAAATGCTGGCAATTCATAGCTACTTGGAACTGTAATATTTACAGTTGTAATTGCTGGTTGTAATAAAGCAGCAGCAAGTCGTGGACTTGAACGTGTGCTTGATGACGGACTTATAGCATTATCAAGTTGTTTTCTGGGAGTAGGCATAGAACTAATATAAATAGCACATATGCCTTTATATTCATTTTTTATGACAGTCATAAAAAATTGATAATAATTGTGACTATCATAGTATGATAACTTCTATACAATGAAACTTGTTCCATCTGATTCTTCATTATTTCGCAATGCTATTGAAGCACTTAAAGACTTTCTTCCCGTAGCCCAATTACGCTTTTCGGCGGATGGCTTGAATATTAATGGAATGGATAATAGCCATGTTGGATTTGTTGACTATTTCTTAGCAGCAGCTGATTGTAAAACATTTGATGTAAATGATAATCTTACGCTTGGTATTAACATGACTGTACTAGCACGTGCATTGGCAGCAGTAGGTTCAGAGGATGAATTAACAATTAGTGATAATAAAAATCAGGATAAACTGGTTATATCTTATGCTAATAAGAAGGCTGGTAAACAGGTGAAGTTTGAGGTACCTCTTATGGATATTTCTGATGATACATTACAACTTCCAGATATTGAATATGATGGTTCTATTACTCTTAAAACTAATGATATAGCAGCTGTTGTAAAGGAAGTGGCTGGATTTGGTGAGGTATTAACATTAAAACTCGATAAAGATGGCCTTCATATTAGTACTAAAGGTGATACTGGTTCAGTATGTCAAACTCTTAATGTTGATGGGGCAATACGAATTATGAATCTTAAAACTGATTCTGTAGAAGCTTCCTATGGAACAAAGTATATGGCATCTATTATGAAAGGAGGTGTATCTTTAGCAACCATGACTACGCTTGACTTTGATGGATCTCAGCCGCTACGGGCGACGTTTCTGTTTGGTAAGGAAAAGGCTAGTCGATTTGTAAACTATCTAGCACCAAAACTTATTGAAGACTAGTGTAATGAACACGTCTCCGGCATGCGTTTAGTGTTTTAAGCATTTCATTGAGTATAACTAGGAGATGAGTTCATTACAAAACGAACTTAAAAAAGTTCTTGGCATTAATGCTAGGTTAGGCACTAATGCTATTGGTAGTGGTGGAACATGTGCTTGTGATCCTGTATGTAATGCTACATGTACACGATATAGCACACTTACAGCCAAATTAGGTGTTTTTATGAATGTATATGAAACACCTCAATTTGCAGATTATATTAATAAAACTGAATGCTCAGACAAAGCTGGTAATGTGTTAACATGGGATACAACGTCAGCAGGTCTTGGTGTTTTTTCATCTATTCTTATTACAAATGATTATCAAGATTATATAACAAAAACATCTGTTGTAAATTCTTCAGGTTACGCAACATTATATGATACTTATGTATCAAAGAATTTATATGCAGCTAGTACAATTCAAGTAGGAAATTCTTATATAAACTATCGTAATAATTGTTTAGGGGGTCCAGCAAATACATCCTATACAGGTCCAACAGGTGGAGTGGGTCCTACAGGTGTGGCTGGTGCTACTGGGCCTACTGGTATTGCCGGTATGACTGGTTCTACTGGTGCTCAGGGTCCTATTGGTCCTATGGGTTATCAAGGTCCTACAGGCCAGGCTGGACCTACAGGTCAAACTGGTTCAACTGGTAGTATAGGTCCTACTGGTATCATTGGTCCTACAGGTCCAGGTGTATTGGCAAGTTTAATGTATGGTTATGCTACTGTGCCTCAAACAACTAATCTACTTATGGATAGTGTTGTAAAGTTTGATACAATATCTCAAGCTATTGGTCCTGATATATCCTTTAATGGCACTACATCACAAATTACCCTTGTAGCAGGTCGAACATATCGTATGACAGCATCAGCACAATCCTTTGAAAGCGATAGTGTTCCAAATCCACAAGCTGCCTTTGCCTGGTATAATGAAACAGAATCTACATATGTTGGATCTATTCAAGCAAATTCTGATACAATTTATGATGGATTGGCAGCGGTATCACCCACACCAGCTACATATATCTTTACTCCATCACAAACAACTGTCATAACATTCCGTATAGCAAGTTTAACTGGAACTTTAAGTCAAATAGGTGGTGTAGGTGATTTTACCACAAAAGGAAGTTATCCATGGTTTGATATTGAAGTGCTTGCTGGAAATGCCCCACTTCTTTTATTTACAGGAAGTACAGGTGCAACTGGTCCAACAGGGTATAGTGATCCTGGTCCTACAGGTGCTATGGGTCCTACTGGTGATATTGGTCCTACTGGTGATATAGGTTTAACAGGTCCTACAGGTCCAGGTGTATTAGCAAGTTTAATGTATGGTTATGCGACAGTACCGCAAACAACAAATCTTGAGTTAAATGGCATTATAGTATTTGATACAGTATCTCAAGCAATTGGCCCAGATATTACATTTGATACAGGAACATCGCAATTTACACTCTTTCCTGGACGCACATATCGTATGGTAGCATCTGCTCAATCATTTGAGAGTGACGTTGGACCAAATCCTCAACCAGCCTTTGGTTGGTATAATGAAACCGACGCAACCTATGTTGGTTCAATTCAAGCTAATTCAGATACAATTTATGATGGATTGGCAGCTATCTCACCGACTCCAGCTACCTATTTATTTACTCCTTCTTACCAAACTATAATGACATTTCGTATTGCGAGTTTGGATGGCACACTAACACAAGTTGGTGGTGTTGGTGATTTCACTACACTGGGTAGTTATCCTTGGTTTGATATTGAAGTATTAGCTGGCAATGCTCCTCTTTTATTACATACAGGTAGTACAGGTAGTACTGGTAGCACAGGTTCTACTGGTCCTACTGGTATGGCTGGACCAACGGGTGCCGCTGGATATGCTTCAAATACAGGAGCAACTGGTCCTACTGGAGCTACAGGTGCTATTGGTCCTACTGGTGCTACAGGTGCCACAGGTACTATTGGTCCAACTGGTCCAGCATTTTTACAAAGTTATCCCCCTCATATTATTATTCCTCCTGATACACTTAGTACAATAGCAGTTATAAATTTAGGAACAGCAACTTATGGTACACAATATTATGTACGATCTGACGGGAATTTATCGCATATTACTTTTTTAACTCCTAATACATGGGATGGTGCTCAAACGGATTTTCAAGTATTTATAAAAAATGGGCATGAACATAATAATATATCAGTTTATCATAGTGTTAATGGAACAACATCAACAATTATAAATAATGGTAATATTGCGTACAAAGATAGTCAATTATATAATGTGGCAAATAATGTAAATCCAGCGAATATGGTTGTTTATTGGAGTGGTAGTGATTTATTTATGATGTAAACAATTTAAACTGCTCTTTAGTTATATACTTTAATAATGATTCATAAACTTATACTTACTTCACAAGCAACATATATTATATATACAATGCCTGTATTTTGTACATATGAAATGATACGTGACAATAGACATAATTTCAATCGCATTGGATTAGCAGCACATCTTGTCTATACTGCATGGTTAGTACAGAAAGGATATGGTATAGTTCCATCACTCTTTATGGCAACATTTATGGTAGAATTTTTATTTCGATCTATGCTTCTAAGCATGATGTTGATTCAAGTTCTTTAATTAACTGTAATTGAATATTATCTATAAAGTCTTTGAAATCTAACCCTTTATAGTATGTGGTTTTATTTTTAGATAATTCTATATACTGTTCTTCTAGATAATCAGATGTTAATATCTCATAATCTGAAATATTGTTTAAAAACAAAATAGGAATATCTTTAAACATTGGTAAACTATGAAACGCTTCTTTTATAACAATTGGTATACATCCTGAATAAATCGTATCATAAAAACGAAAAGTATCCAATGCATTTCCTCTTGGACATATATTAAATTTTGCCTTTCCTAAATCTTCAAAAAATTCATCCCTAGAAATAGAATAATTTAAAAAATTCTGCATATGTTTAAATGTTATAAATGATTTAGATTGTAATATATTATATATTTTTTTACGGTCAGGATGAGTATTTAATGAAAAATTACAATAACATAATATTGGTCTGTTATTATTTTCTATAGAAGCTTTATTAAAACTACTAATTGATCGAAAATCTGAACCCATAGGTAAGAATTTTATTACTGGATGTGTATAATTAATATTCATACTATAAATATATTTTACATTGTTTGGAATTTTAATATTACTGTTTAAAATTCCATCCGTTTTTCCAACTATGATTATATATATAAATGGTTTATTTTTGATATGTGTTAAATATAATTGTACATAATTTAAGTTATCTAAACTTTTAGTATGTGAACCTATAAATATTATACAAGATTTATTTGGAATATTATTTACATTTTCAACTGTAATAATATTATGATTATCAAAAAAAGGTTTATTATCAATAAGTAAAAATCTCTCCATTTTAATACTAATATGATATATTTATATTAAAATTTAAATAATGAACTAATCAATATCTCCTAAATCACTTTCATTTTCAGCAAATTCTGTAGCATAATGAAGAGTCCAATCACGTGCGTTCATTTCATATTCAGCACGATTTGATTTATATAATGCAGCAATTTCGGGCACTAATGGATCATTAGGATTCGGATCTGTTAATAAACTTAATATAGATAACAGAACTTTACTTATAGTAAGTGCTGGACTCCAATTATTTTTTAAAATATCCAAACATATACCACCCGCCGAATTAATATTAGGATGATAAATCTTTGTTGTAAATTCTACATGAGGTTGTTTAAATGGATAATCAGTTGGAAATCGAATATTTAAATGAAAAACACCTCCAGCATATGGACTATCCGCTGGACCCATAATCATACCTTCCCAATTAAACACATCATCTTTTACAGGACCAGCAGAACAACCTGCGGGTGGATCTTTTTGAATATCCTCCAATTCTTTCTGAATTCGTCGAAGTGCCATTTATACGCTTACTATAGAATTCGTTTTAAATATCCAAACTAAATAGATGATTGGTGACATAGACATATTTTATAGATATGTGCGTTCTAGACCAAATCTTATTTATTTTGAATATGCCTATAGTTCATTAACTCTAAAATTATGTGAAGAACCAAACATTATGTCTATTTATACAATTGACAGTAATGAAAATAACTATAATAGTCTTGGTAATCATACAAATCAACAAAATAGTTTAATAGCCCGGAAACTACGCTATAAATATTATGATATATCAAATAATGAAAAATTACAATATTTAAATCATATACACGAAATAACATATTTGCCAGACATAATCTTTATAAACGGACCTTATAAATTAGCTTGTGCACTTCACGTATTTTTGGAAATTGATGAAGCACGATATGTTATCATTAATATTAGTACAGATAATCCAGATTATTATATTTTAATAAAATACTTTCATATTGAATATAAAGGTCACAATCTGAGTATCTTACAAAAACGTATGGATGTTGAGTTTGATATATATGACCTTGCTAAATATGAAAATATAGCATAATATTAGAACAATTATGCTAACAGTTGGATACGAACATGCTGATGGTAGTGTTGAATATGTGGAAATATATGATGATACTCTTGCAAATTTAATTAACGAAATAATATATCAAAATATAGATATAAATTCCTTTAAAGATGAAGAACATAAACACGTGGCTAGCAAACAGGAATATTTTAGTGAATATTTAAGTAATGAGCAAGACACACGATTCCGTTTTCTAAAACAAAAAGACGGTATATGGAAAATACGTGATTATTATGGAACAAATCATCACGATATAATATTTTCCAGTGTTAAGACGGGTGGCAAACGTCGTCAAACCCGTCGTAAACATCGCAATTAACATAGCATTTCAATACGGCAGAATTCAGTATCTGATTCTGGTTGTAAAACACGCCAGGCCGTTGAAGCCTTTAATGCACGCATAAGTAATCCTACAATCTGATCTTCAGCATCAGAATTACGTTCTTTTGACAATCTATAAATTGTAGAGTGATGGAGTTCAATACTATAGGTTTTCTTTATAGCATTTGGAGCAGACACATCATGCCATACAACTGGAAAGTGAATTTTAATATCATTAAGTCGTGTTAATACTGGGCTACAAATTGCGGGTGACTCATAATTTGCTGCCGGTGGTATAACAGACGGAAAGTTCATACGAATTACACAAATATATTCAGGATGAGTTGAAGTCTCAACTGTCCATCGTTTACTAGCTTGTAAACTTTCCATTAAAATCGCATGTTGATGTATATCAAAATTCTTCCAATTATCTACTGATACTTTGGAACGCATTTCAGCTAATTTCTTACGATGCCACACAATAGCATGCCTTTCTGCACCATCTGTTCCACGACCTAGTGGAATTACAATGACAGGAAACTTACTCCAAATATCCTTGCGGAGTTTGAGAGTTTTTTGAGATGTTACAGGCAAAGACATGTAGAAGGTAGGAATAACAAATAATATATACAAAGCGTTTAAACGCAAACAATATACTTTAAAATCAGTCAATTTTTGTAGAATCTACTGTATTTGTTGTACCAAGTATGGATGTCTTTAATTTACTATGAATTGCTTCATAAAGCCACTCTGGCATTTCAATCGGTGTTTGCGTATTTGCTAAGGATGTATAAAATGGTTTATCTGTTGTATATTCCGCCAATTGTAATGACGTAGATAATACACGAACGCGTGTTTTATAACGTTCGAGTTCATTCATAATATCAATAATTTGATATATAATATATGATATACTTGATACAAATAAAACAATAAGACTTATTTCAACAGCAAACATTTCTGCTGAAATAATGTTTAATATTATTTTAACTTCATTTTTTACATTTATTAGATATAATTATATCTATCTAAAGTATATTTTTATAGTAATATTCAAATGACTTGTACACTTGTTACAGCATTTTATCCTATAAAATCCAAAGCACCACTAGAACGTTATTTAGAATGGGCAACCTATTTTATGTCTCTTGATGCTTCTATTGTTTTATTTACAACTCCAGACCTTGAGCAAACATTTCGTACTATGCGTGGTCATAAACCTATATATATAATTACAAAATCATTTAATGATTTATATATGTGGAAACACTATGAATCTATATGGAAAAATCATCATACTATGGATCCAGAAAATTCATATCATACGCCTGAATTATATGCTATTTGGGCTCAAAAATCAAGTTTTGTATACGATACATGGATATTAAATCCATTTAAAACTGATTATTTTTTTTGGTGTGATATTGGTGCTTTTCGTGGACCATTGCTTGATTCTGTACGTCGCACATTTCCTATAAGTACTTATTTACCTGATGATCGTATACTTATGTGTTCAGTCAATAGATATAACGGTAATAATCATCAAGATAACCTTGTTGGTGGCCTATGGGGGGGTTCAGGTGCTGGTTGTTATCGCTGGCATTTAGCCTATTGCCATATGCTTTCTCAATATATATCTGATGGTAAATTTGCTGGTAAAGACCAAACAGTTATGTTATCAACATATTTAGAAGATACATCGCTAGCTTATATAGTTTGTCCAGGCGATGATTTAATTGTCGATGGTTCACAACAATATAATACATTTGATGGACGCTATATTGTGAATCCATGGTTTTTTTTACAGGTTTTATTATCTGATACAGGAATTACCTATAAATTAGACGATACATATATTATCTAAACTTAACTATTAGTAATAAATTATAAATGATTCGCATGTTATGTGGAATAATGTATTTTTTAAAACGTTATATTGTTGGACGATGAAAAATTGAAAGTTAATTCTAAAACTATAGATTTGCTGCCTTATTATAATGACATCCTGTGCTCAGAATGGCTCTACTATTTCCGACATTGAAGAGTATTGTTCCTCCCTTCCTAAAAATTACACATGGCGTGATATGTCAATTCCTAATTCTGACTATGAACTATTTCGTACTATGCTATATGAACTTGCTGATTTACTTCGTGACGGTGCATCTTATTCACAGGCACGACAAACTTTACAGCGTAAATATCATACAGCCATTCGACCATCACATTTTACCCAAATTTATTTGAATGAACAGGAGGCTGGTCGTATGCCTGTGAATTCACAACTAGAAGCAGCACTTGTAACTAGTAAATGCCGTGGTTTATCTGGTGTATCTGTACTAACGGTCTTTCTATCGCCGTATCCTGAGGGACAAAAGTTCTCCTGTAAGTGGAACTGTTCATATTGTCCCAATGAACCTGGACAGCCTCGCTCTTATCTATTTGCTGAACCTGGTGTATTGCGAGCCAATCAGAATGGATTTGATTGTGTGAAGCAGATGCTGGCTCGTATTAAAGCCTATAAAGTTAACGGTCATCCTACGGATAAGTTTGAGGTGCTGATTTTGGGTGGCACACTGGCCTCCTATCCCAAGTCTTATTTGGATGGATTTATGCGTGATATCTTCTATTCTGCTAATATTTGTGACGATAAAGGAGCTGATCCGCGTGATGTACTTACGCTTACTGAAGAAAAGGCTTTGAATATGACGGGTTCTCATCGCATTATTGGTATTACAATTGAAACGCGGCCAGATTGCGTTACGGCGGCAGAGATTAAAGACTTTCGTCATTGGGGAGTAACACGTGTACAATTGGGCGTCCAACATACCGATGATGCGATTCTACGTGGCGTGAACCGTGGCTGTAGTCATAAACATACTCTTGCTGCTTTGAAACTACTGAAGGATAATTGTTTCAAAGTAGATATTCATATTATGCCTAATCTTCCTGGTGCAACTGTATCTGGCGATAAAGTCATGATTGATTGTGTTCTAGATGACCTACATCCTGACCAGGTGAAGGTATATCCCTGTACGACGACGCCCTATACAAAGATTCTTGAGGATTATAAGAAGGGACTTTATGTACCCTATGGCGATGAAGACTTGACCGAGGTTGTGCTATACTGGAAGACCCGTGTCCATCCCTGGATTCGTAATAATCGCATTGTACGTGATATTCCTAATCAGTATATTGTTGCGGGTGTCAAGACAAGTAATCAGCGACAGGACTTTCAGGCTGAAATGACGGCACGTGGTTTGACATGTCATTGTATTCGTTGTCGCGAGGCCGGTCGCTGGCCAGAGGCTCGTGCTGAAGACGGCGAACTTGTTGTGCGAACTTATGTGGCTCAGGGCGGGCTTGAGCACTTTATTTCATGGGAGTCCAGGGACCGTCAGGTTCTGTTTGGCTTCTGCCGTCTGCGATTGTCAACAGACGCTGGAACAGTCTTTCCTGAGCTTGTACAATCTGCATTAATTCGTGAACTCCATGTCTATGGTCGTACACTGGCAGTCGGTGATTCTGTTGACGGAGCAGCTCAGCACGTAGGTATAGGTCAACGACTTCTAGCTGAGGCTGAACGGTTGGCATCTGCGTCTGGGTATAAAAAGATAGCTGTGATTAGTGGTGTTGGAGTTCGTGGATATTACGAAAAGCGTGGCTATACTTTCATGTCTGGAGAAGGTGAATTTATGATGAAAAATATTTCTAAGAAAATACCTAAAATGAATAATATTATGCTCTTACTCATTGTGTGCTTTATTACCCTTATTATTCTAAATAGTTTAAACATAAATAATTATAATTATTAAGATGACCTTACAAAAATATAATAGTTTTGATGTATTTGATACTTTAATAGGGAGATTATGCTATAAAGGTGTAGAAATTTTTGATATTATGGAGCATCTAACAGGTATATATGGGTTTGCTAGACTACGACGTGAATGTGAGTCATGTCCGTTTGAAGAAACTTACGAAAAAATATCTAAACATATATTCTGTAATAAAGAAGAATTGATGAAACTAGAACTACAATTAGAATATGAATTTTCATTTCCTATATGGAAATATATAAATATGGTTGATGTAAACGATATAATGATTTCAGATATGTATTTATCGCAAGAACAAATTAGAACACTTATTCATAAACATAAACAATTGCCTAATTCACTTATAGTATCATCAGGTGGAAAATTATCTAGCACTATTTGGAGAGATACTTCAATTATAAGTAATATCAAATTACATATAGGTGATAATAAGATAAGTGATTATGATAATCCACGAGCTCATAATATACAAGCAGAACATATAGCAAATGTTGACATGAATAGTATGGAAATGAATATTAGACATGTAAGTCAAGAATTAGCATATATTATTCGTGCTATTCGACTTACAACACAACATGATACAGAGTTTTTTTCAACCTTAGCATATAATGTGATGCTACCATGCTCACTTATGATATGTTTACACATACATTCATTAATTGTATCGCAATCCTTCCAACATGTTATATTTTTGAGTCGTGATGGATATTGGTTACATAAAATGTTTACCATTCTTTTTCCAGTATTTTCTAGCAAATATGTATATTTTAGCAGACGAATAGCAGAAAATATAGTTAGTCAAACAAAATTTGTAGATACTATAAATTCATTCAACGGTAAAAAACTCATTATTGATTTGAATGGAACAGGCAATACATTAAATAAATTCATATATCGTATGCCAAACACAGTATTATTATTATGTTTTACGTGGGATAATACATTCAAGTCTAATTCTCAAACTATGAATATACGATATATAGGTGATTCATGGATGACCAAATATATTGAAGATGTGTTTTCTGCTCCACATGGTTCTATAAATGAAAACTATATAGCATTGGAACCAGAATATAATATAGAAATATTTAAACCATATATGAAAGCATTTGATATATTTTGTGATTATTATAATATTTATTCAAAGTATATAGATATACATAAGCGTGTACAAACACAAAATATAGGAGCATGGTTTGATACATCATTAACACAATGTCCAACAAACATTGATCGTATAACTAATTATATTACACATGTGAATTCTCACAATGAAGATTATAATCAATATCCATTAAATTATTATTCTCAAATAGGTCAAGATAAATATTATATAGAAAATGTTATAAAATTTAAGTGTAATGGTATATTTTTAGATATTGGAGCATATGATGGTATAACTGGTAGTAATACGTATTTTTTAGAAAAAAATCTGAATTGGAAAGGATTATTAGTAGAATGTAATCCAGAATTAGTCGATATATGTAGACAAAATAGAACATCTGCAGTTTGTAATAAAGCTATTTATAAAGAATCAAATACTAAAATAGAGTTTATAATTCCTAGAGGTCAAGATATACAGGGTGGCAAAGCCCAGTTAGGTGGACTAAAAGATTTTCTAAGACCAGAAAGTGTAGAATATTTTCATGAATCCTATAAATCAAATACAGTTGTTTATCTTGATACAATTAATATGAATGAATTGCTACAACAACATAATATGTATACTATAGATTATATGTCACTTGATGTAGAAGGCTATGAATTAGAAATATTAAAACAAATAGACTTTAAAAAATATAAAATAGACTATTTAACAGTAGAACATGCTAATATACCACACTATCAATCTGACATAAATACATATCTCGTGTCTCAAGGATACAAACTTGCTCGTCATAATAATCACGACGACGAATATATACTAGATACATAATTATACTGCCAGCTTTTCTTTTGGCTTACCAGTCCACTTTTTCTTCTTTGCCAGACCCTCGCTATATACTGTAGCAGCGGTCTTAGCATCTATTTTTTCTGCGTCATGCGTTGACGGAAATGTTACGAAACGTCGCAATTTAAGTGCGGTCTTATACATATATAGTCCATAGGGACCCTTTTTAATTGTAAATTCACCTACCACGCGATTAAATGCATCGCCTGTCGTAGCAAAACTAATTTTAGCCTTGAGTTTCTCTTGAATCTGCTCCTGAGTCTCATCACCTTTTATAGACATTGTCGTCGACCCACATTCTACATACTGTCCAAACCGACCCTTTTTCTTGCGAATCTCCACACCCTCCAGCAGTCCAAGCAACTCACCTGCCTTGGCCGTTGCCGCCTCCAGAAATGCTGTTTCAGCATCCGCTAAAGTTGCCGCCTCCAGAAATGCTGTTTCAGCATCCGCTAAAGTTGCCATCTCAAAAGATACTGTAGCCGGTAAGGAGGCAAACGTTGCCTTCGTCGTATTTGGACTACCCTCAGGGGGGTCCCTTACGAATAGCGGCCCCCGCCCACTCAGTATTACTTTAACGCCTGGAGATAATATACGTTCGCGGCTGGCCTTGGAGGCACTAGGTGCCATAGACATTTGGGTATTGTACTTATCCTTATATGTATCCCAGGTTTGTTGTAGTAGTGACTTGTAGTCTTTATGGCCTTGGGCAATCTGGTCTAGACTTTGTTCCATAGTAGCAGTAAACTCATAATTAAATAGATTGTTGTATTCTAGATTGAGATATTGAGATACAGCACGACCTAATGCTGTGCTACGAAGTTTATTTTTTTCTGCACCGACTTTATGACTTTCTGTTTTTGTAGTTGGTGGCCATTGTTTGGGTATAATTGTTAGATGATGACTATCTTGTGTTTTACCTTCAACGTTGGTCTTTTCAACATATTCTCGGTCAAGAATTGTTGATACTAGGGACGCAAATGTTGATGGACGACCAATACCACGTTTTTCAAGTTCGGCAATTAAGGATGCCTCTGTAAATCGTCCCTTAGGTTTTGTAAAGGCTTCATCCGCTTGAAGAGATTTCCATTTTAATACTGCATCTTTAACCAATAAGGGTGTCCATGTAGCCCAAGTTTTTATATCAGCTTCGGCTTTGGCTGGATCTGTAGTTTCAAGAATTTTGAATCCTGGAAATTGGGACTTTGTCATTTCAGCATTCCATACACGTTCTGGATCTGCCTCTAACGCAATCGTAGCTTTTCGAACATCTGTAATTGATGGTGCCATTTGACTTTGTGTAGCCCGTCGCCAAATAAGATTATATATAGTGCGTTGATTATCATCTGAAATAGGTGGATTTGGTATTTCTGGATGTGTAGGACGAATTGCTTCATGAGCTGCCTGAGCTTCAGGAGCCGCTGGAGTATCGGATTTTTTCGCTTTGGTTTTTGGCTTAGGTATCTCTGATGACTTTGTTTGCGACATTATATGTTGACCTTCAGGTCCTACATATTGACTTCCATGAGTTTTTGTAATATAATCACGAATAGCAGTTGCGGCTTCTAATGATAATTGTGGATTATCTGTACGCATATAAGTAATATGACCAGCTTCATACAATTTTTGAGCAGCCATCATTGTAGACTTTGGATTTAATCCATGGCATACACTAGCTTCTTGTTGTAATGTAGAGGTAATAAATGGTTTTGGTGCTTGATTTGTACTAATAGACTCTTTTACTGTACTAACCTTAGCATTTGGATTATTATATACTTTATTTAATACCGTTGTAGCTTGTTCTTGCGTAGGTAAATCATTCACTGCTTGAATGTCTAACATATTAGATGGTGATGATGTATGAGTAATAGTGCCACGCAATCGCCAGAATGCAGCTGCTTTATGATTTTCTACTTCGGCATCACGTTCAACGACAAGTCGTAGAGCTGGCGTTTGGCAACGACCAGCAGACAGTTTTGGAGCTACACGAGCCCATAGAACCTTGCTAATTGTAAATCCTACAAGAAGGTCTAACATAGCACGAGCCTGTTGAGCATTTACCTTATTCAAATCTAGACGACGCGGATTAGCAACAGCTGCCTGAATAGCTGGTTTAGTAATTTCATGGAAGACAATACGCGGTGTTGTAGCAGGATTTAGTTTAAGAATATGACATACATGCCAGGCAATACCTTCGCCTTCACGATCATCATCACTTGCTAAAATCACTTCAGCACCTTTAGCGGCTGACTTAAGTTTTGCTATAGCATCTTTTTTTGTTTCGAGTTCTTTATATGTAGCAGTCCAATTATTATCTATACCAACTGAACTAAGTTTTTCTTCTAAGGCACGAATATGTCCCATTGTAGCAATAACCTTATAACCATCACCTAGGAATGATTGAATTTTTGAGCATTTTGCTGGTGATTCTACAATCACAAGTTTCATAGCGGCTAATTTGTTGAGTTATGGCTTTAGTTGGTTCAACTTTTTTGAATTTTTATTAGCATAGACTCTATGTCAATAAAAAATTTGGTCGGTGTGGGTCTCGATCCCACGACTTCCTCCTGCCCAAGTATATGTCTTTTCATATAAGAGAGGGATTCTACCAACTGAAATAACCGACCATCATATCTTTTGTAACACAAACATGTCGTCAATTTTGTTCATTTCGTGTAATTAGATACATATTATGTATACCGTTTATTGGTATAACCGCATTATACCCAAGAATTGTTGTTATATACGAAAACAATTCCTTATTTTCATGATTTGATTCAAACATTATAGTTGGATAATTATTTTGTTTAATTGTATTGACTGCCCCTTTTAATACATAGAGTTCATTATCCTCTACGTCTATTTTTATAAATCCAATATTTTTAAGATTATACGAATCCAGTGTACGAACCTCTACACTCTCTTCAGCTAAGACTGGTTCAACAAATGATTGTAAAGATGACCCACCCCCATCATGACTGCGAATTTTGAGTGTTTGAATACCTACCTGATCTGGCGAACCTAGTGCTACATTATAAGCCGTAATATTTCTAGCATCTGACAATGCAATTGACCCACATAGTGCGTAATATGTCATTTTCTGAGGCTCAAAACTATATACATGTTTTGCATTTTGTGATAACGATATAGAATATGTACCTGTATGAGCACCAATATCTAAAAATATATTATTATTACAAAATTGCTTACACCAATCTATTAAAGTTTTTTCAAATAGCCCGTGTTCAGCATAATACGGCAAATTTATTACTGGTAAAATATAGATTGATTTTGAATTCGTATAAACTAATTGATTATTAGTATTATCAAATATGGCATCATCTGGATTTTTTGTTAGTAAAAAATATTTTGATGCCATTTAACTATAAATAATAATAAATAAATATTTAGACCCCTACAGGATTCGAACCTGTGTTGTGAGAATCAGAACCTCACGTACTAACCACCTATACGAAAGGGTCACAATGAAAGAAAAAGAAAGAAAAATTAGGCCCCTACAGGATTCGAACCTGTGTTGTGAGAATCAGAACCTCACGTACTAACCAACTATACGAAAGGGCCAATGTAGGATTTGAAATAAAAGTAGGCCTAGCTGAGACTCGAACTCAGGTTAATGGATTCAAAGTCCACTGTACTAACCATCTATACTACAAGGCCAGTTTTACTTCTCCCACACATAATAAAAGAGTGATGTCTTTAAGTCGTCAATTTTGTAAACTAATAAAAAATGAAATATAGGTTGACTTTAATTCAAAATATTTAAATGTTAAAATGGTAAATCCACAAAATGTTACTGGACGATTATTAAGATGTTTACTAATTATGTTATATATATACTTTGTGTCTTCACAGTCCACTACAGGAACATCATCATTATCAGGTAGTCATTCGTCATCCTATTCACGTAGTAAATCTTTATCTAATACACTAAGTTCATCTGTTTCACGTAGTAAATCTGCATTTAATTCTGGTTCTACTAGCTTATATCCAAGTATATCACGTAGTAAATCTGCTAGTGTTTCAAATAGTCGTATAATCCCAAGTTTATCTGTATCTAATTCTGGTTCTACTAGTTTATCTGTAAGTAATACACATAGCAAATCTGCTAGTTTACCTTTAACTGTTTCTGTATCATCTAGTTTGTCTATAAGTTCATCACATAGCAAATCTGCTAGTTTACCTTTAACTGTTTCTGTATCATCTAGTTTGTCTATAAGCACATCACGCACTAAATCAGTTAGTGTATCCAATACACGCATTGCTGTAGCAAGTTCAAGTATGTCCTTATCTGGTTATAGCAGTTTGTCTATCAGTTCTACACATAGCAAATCTGCTAGTTTACCTATAACTGGTTCTGTATCATTTAGTTTGTCTATAAGTACATCACGTACTAAATCAGTTAGTGTATCCAATACACGCATTGCTGTAGCAAGTCAAAGCATGACCTTGTCTAGTTCTAGTAGTTTGTCTATTAGTCCATCACATAGCAAATCAGTTAGTGTATCAAATACACGCATTGCTGTAGCAAGTCAAAGCATGACCTTGTCTAGTTCTAGTAGTTTGTCTATAAGTCCATCACATAGCAAATCAGTTAGTGTATCCAATACCCGCATTGCTGTAGCAAGTCAAAGCATGACTTTGTCTGGTTCTAGCAGTTTGTCTAACAGTCTATCACATAGCAAATCAGTTAGTGTATCAAATACACGTATTGCTGTAGCAAGTCAAAGCATGTCTTTGTCTATTAGTCCATCACATAGCAAATCAGTTAGCATATCCAATACACGCATTGCTGTAGCAAGTCAAAGCATGACTTTGTCTAGTTCTAGCAGTTTGTCTAACAGTCCGTCTCATAGCAAATCAGTTAGCATATCCAATACACGCATTGCTGTAGCAAGTCAAAGCATGACTTTGTCTAGTTCTAGCAGTTTGTCTAACAGTCCGTCTTATAGCAAATCAGTTAGTGTATCCAATACCCACATTGCTGTAGTTAGTCAAAGCATATCTTTGTCTAGTTCTAGCAGTTTGTCTATTAGTCCAACACATAGCAAATCAGTTAGTGTATCCAATACAGGTATTGTTATTGTAAGTCAAAGTGCATCTATATCAGGTTCACTATCTCATACTATATCACCTACTAAATCTACAAGTATATCTAACACACACATTATTGTTGCTAGTCAAAGTATATCTTTATCACCTTCAATATCTTCTAGTATAAGTATAAGCATATCATTATCCCATAGTAATTCTGTCAGTCAAAGTAAAACAGGTTCATTTACAGTATCTATATCAACTGTTATAACTTCAAGTAAAATTAGTTCATTCTCAAATAGTATAAGTAAATCTACATCAATATCAGAAACTTACACAAATACAATAAGTTCATCATTAAGCAATTCAATATCAATAAGTTCATCATTAAGCAATTCAATATCAATAAGTTCTAAGCAAACTAATTCTCAAACAGTATCGTCATATATATTTATGTTAAATGTATCCTTATCAAATTCAGGCTCACCATCTATATCTCCGTCAACAAGTATATCTATTTCATTATCATCAACTATAGCTGTCGCAAATATAAGTGTGAATTATATATCTCCTACATCAAATGATAACAATAGTAGTAATTCAAATTCATTATCACCAACAACTCTTGCTGTAATTACTGGTACAGTTGGTGGATTATTAGGTATAGGTGTTGTATTTACAAGTCTTGCTGTATTTCTTTATTTTACAAAATACAAATTATTAATGCGAAAACATATTTTAGAAAAAACTATGACTACAGGAGTGAATAATCCTATTCATAAACCACTAACTCGTATGCGTGTTGTAAAAATTGGATCTGATAATAATTTGTTATTATCACAAGCTTCAAATAATTTAAGTAATAATGTAGTTAAGAAGTCTGACTCATTCCGAAAATTAGTCAATCCACACAAACCACCCTTACATGTTGTAAATATAGCATCTGATAATAATAACAATATATCTACTATTCAAGCTACTAATCAATTAAGTTATGCTGCTGTAAGAGATACTACCTCTTTTAGAAAATTAATTAAGCCACAACAAAAACGTATAATTCGCTCTTCAAAACGAAAAATAAATATTGATAATGTTGATAATAACAATACATAAAAAATTATTTATATAGAATAGAATTATGCCCAAGGATGTTCCTTTTACTGCTGAATTTTTATTTGTAAAATTACTGGATATCGGATTAACAACTGTCTATTTTTTTGTATTTGGTATAACTGCAGCAAAATGTTTTGACCTTATTTATGGGAAAACCGAAGATGTAAAATACGAAGAATATTCTTTATGGTATTTATTTATTGATATTATTGGACATTTATTCCTACTTGGTGTAACAGCATATGCCTTACGTAATATTATTGAATTAATACCTTTTCCACTCAATGGTGTTGCCGGTTATGACCATTTCCGGCTAAAAGAACTTGAAGGTGGCGAAGTTATGGCCTTAGTGCTTATATTGTTCCAAAAAGACTTACAGGAAAAGGTTAAGGTATTTGTAGATCGTGTAGTTGGAATTCATATGAAAGAAGGGGAAGGAAAAGGTAAATTAAAAGGTGGTAAAAAATAGTATATAAACAATTAAATAGTTAGATAAATATATGGACACTGATTCAGAATATGTAGCAATTCCAATTGACAACGATGACCTTATTAGAAAATCTATTGCTGAAGATTTTCAATATGGTTTAAATGAACTTGAAGAAAAAAACCAACGATGTATAAATTATAAATATACTATTGGTTGTTTAGTTTTAATTACAATTATTGGTGTAGTTATATTTATATTTTGTCATGTTATATTAAAACTTTAATACAATATATGAATTTTCCAATACTTTATCTGCTATGTGTAATGTGTTTTCATCAATGTTTGCTAAGTCATAAACCTTACCATCTGTTCCATGTACTAAGAGTGTATGAGATACAGTTGACCCAGGAAATTGTGACTTTAAACGATTCAGAATTGTCTTCATATGTTGTGTATAAATGGAGGAATTATTTAGGGGAATTGCGTATTGATATACAGCATCGCCTGCTGCCATACGCTGTGTCGCACGAGAGGAAATAGTTTGAAGAATATACTCCATGTTTTAATAAGCAATTAAAAAGATTATATGTTTTCAATTTTTTATTAAAAATTTACATGGACACAAATAAAATATACCTTTTTTTTTGTATTCAAAAACTACAAAAAAAAAGGTTGCACCCCATGAGTATCGATCTCATTTAGCGTAAGCACGGGATCTTAAGGCCCGCGGGTTTTCCAACTCCCTCGAGGTGCTGTGTGAGGGTTTTCCCCACATCAAGATAATAAGAGATTCGTTTAAGCCGTCAATTTTGTTAAACTCCTTAAAAAAGTAATTACATTTAAAAATGAAAACTACAAGTATTTATAAATGGACTTTTCAATCATGGCAGCACAGTGTAGTCTTAATGCGTTCAAATATGGCTTGCCGTTTGGTGGAACACAGTC